CACTACTGACGTAGCTGGTATCTGTCGTGACCTTACCCGTTCGATCATGCGTTCTGCTAAAGGCGCTTGGGTTATCGGCCAGTCGAAGGTTCACGCTCTTGTCGGTGACGACTTCTTTGACGCTCTGATTACTCATCCGAATGTTGAAAAGTTCTGGACCAACTGGACTGCGGCTGCTGAGCTGCGCGGCGTTGACCCGTTCTCCGAATTCACCTTCGGCGGCATCGTCTTCACCAACTATCGCGGATCGGATGATAACTCCGAGATTGCAATCGCGGTGAACGAAGCCAAGTTCTTCATCGAGGGCGGCGACGGTATCTTTGTGAAGGCAATGGCACCTGCTGACGAGTTCATGCCCTACGTGAACACGCCAGGTCAGTCGGTCTATGCCGTGCAGGAACTTGACAGTGCATTTGCGGCAACCCCGCGCTTTGCCAAGTATCATGTGCACGCCTATCCATTGTATTACTGCCAGAAGCCTAACACGCTTCGTCGCGGCACCCTGACCTAACCGTTAGGTTTTGAATGAGATTGGACGGGGCTGTTATGGCCCCGTTTTTTTATGCAGTGGCCGCCCACCACGTGCGCTGTCAACACTTTTCTGCTACAATCAACAACAAATCACACATGAGGCATACCTAATGGCTACTATCGCTGCAACCTCCCTTACTTCCATTGATCCTGTAACCGTCACAGAAACCACTCTGACAGGTACAGACACATTCGTTTATGATCCAACAAAGACGCAATACCTGATCCTGCGCAACGACACGGCGGGCGCACTGACACCAAACATTGACGGCGACGGCGCAACAACGCAATACGCTCTCGGGATCGGTAATGTTGATCTGTCGGGCGGCTATACGTTCGCCTCAATCGCGGCTGGCGCTACAGTTGTTGTCGATCTTGCAGACATCAAGGCTTACCTCGCAGGCACTATCTCAATGACTGGCGGCACTGGTATTGTCGCGTCACTGCTGGAGGTGTAAGGAATGGCGTTAGAGACAGTCAACGTATCGGTAAACGCATCGACGTATACAGCTATCGGAACAAACACTGGCATTATCGCCGCTTGGTGGGAGGAAAGACCCTAAAAGCACAAAGACCCGCGCAACGGCAGGTCTCTGGCAGATATGGATCACCTCGCTTTCATAGTTGAAGGTTGGTCATCATGTCCTCTGCTGTTGCCGTTACGTGGGTTTAGGTTAGCTTGGCGTGACGTTGCGGTCAATTTACGGATAAGGCGTCTCATTCGTGTAATAGCAGTTGCCCCCGATGCATCCATCAAGCTGATACCCGTCAACCCAATACTGAGGCTTGCCTACCGTGTGAAAATGCGTGCTAGGAATATCCAGCCCAACGCCTGACATTTCGTTCAGCGCCACCACCTGCGCAACATTCCATGCCCATTGATCGGGTGCCGCTGTGGGGTTGGGCGGTTCTGCTGTTGTGTACCATGGGAACGCGCCTGATGCGATCACCTCACAAGCCGTATTAGGGTAGCGCGGATCATCCGCACGGTTCATGACAACGGCGACGACAGCGGCCATTGCGTCGGGCTGCGTGTAGTGTTCTCGTGCTTCGTGCCATGCTGCTAGGGCTAGGCAGGTTAGGGTGATGGTCATTTGGTGTATCCTCCGTTTAGCTACACCCTAGCCGCCCCTTATTCGCCTGTCAATACCTAATACGCTATCCTAAGCGCAAACAAGGAGCTACCATGGCATACGGCACAAACGCAGGGCTGACAGCATACGCGACTAGCACAGGGCGCACGGTGACGGGCGATCCTGATGTGTTGCGTCTGGTGGCCAGTAATTACCTAGATGGGCTATACTGGGATCGCTACATTGGCGCTCCGGTTGATACCTATGGCGATGCGTGGCCCCGAACGGGCATCACTGGTGTTACGGGTGTTCCTGAGCGCGTAGAGAACGCGACGTATGAATCGGCGTTGCTGTATGATGCGGACCCTAACGCGCTATCTAGTGGGTCAGTCAGTAATAACGGCAGCGGTGCAATCGCGCAAGAGAAGGTAGACGTTATCAGCGTGTCCTACCACGCGCCCATGAATGACGACAGCATGGCAGATGACACGGTGATTGATAACGCCCCACGGTATAGCACTGTGGAGGCTTATCTAAGGCCGTTCCTGCGGTCTGGGTGGGGCGCAAACGTAGCGGCATTTGTGGTATGAGCCTACGCAACCGAATGGCGTCTGTTAGCGACCGTCTGATAGCTAAATATGGTGATGAACAGCAGTTTGTAACTATCGTATCAACCCCAGGCGCAACTGAATTCGATGTGCCGACGCTGACGCAAACAGAAACCACCGTTAATGCCGTCGTAACAGGCGTGCGACAATGGGAAACTAGCGAGACAGTCACAGCGTCTGATCTTGGGGTGCTGGTTGGGGGCGGCGCTACGATTGCGCAGGTTGGTGACATTATCAAGATTGATGACGAGAACTACACCGTCATTCAAGTGAAGAAAATCCTAGCGGCTGGTCAAGCGTCTGCTGTGAAGTATTTTGTGAGGGCAGGATGAAAACTAAGAGCGATCCGCAGCTTCGGAGAGATATTAACGATCTGCAAGAGAAGTTGAAGGTCGAAAGAAAGCGCGTTGTAGAGCTTGAAAGCCAGCCGCCAAAAGAGGTGGTTAAGGAAATAATCAAGGAAGTGTCTAGCGTTGAAGTGCGGCGCGTTGAAGTTCCGGTGATTAAGTACGTGAAGTGCCCAAAGCAGGCTGCAATCATCAAGGAACTTCGCGCTAAACTGGCGGCCAAATAATGGGTATCCTTATTTCACAAGGTGGGCCGGTTGTCGGAACTGGTGCGCTAAAGCCGACTGTGTGCGCTACGTTTATCTATGATGTAGACTATGAGATAACGATCCAATGGAAAGGTGAGTGTGTGGCTATCGAGACAGCGTGTATTGCGAATAAGGTGTTCTGCGTACCGCGTGGAGATTACCGCCGTATTATTGTGAACGTAACCGACGAAAATGGCGATGCGCTGGACATTTCCAGCTTTTCTGCAATCGAGTATGTGCTTGCGTCTGACGTGAATACTGCCCCGGTTGTGAGCAAGTCGCTAGGGTCAGGTATTGTTATTGGAGGTGATAACGCGTCTTTCGTGATTACGTTGACTGAGGCTGACACTGCTTTGGTACCGCACGACTATGCTTATCAAGAATGCCGCCTTTCCAATGGATCTGAGGGGCAAACTATTTTCGCGGGGTTCTTTCGTTCCCCGGATACTATCTTGGGGACTGACTAAATGACTAAGCTTACCACGTGGCAGGCGACAATTCAGGATGATGATACTGGTGCGGCTATTGTCTCGCCTGTTGTTACTATTCGCCTAGGTGGTCCAGCAGGTACGCTGGCTGATCTGTTTGACATTGCTGGGTCTCCGCTTGGGGTTAATCCTGTAACTGGGGGTCTTGACGGGTTTGTGCAGTTTCAGGTGCGTCCCGGTCGTTATTGGGTGCAGGCAGCAGATGGAGGTACGTTCTCCAATGCTTGGTATATTGACGTCATGCCGGAAGAGGGGCTTAGCTGGGAAACTCGATCTGAGTTTGTGACTGATTGGGCGGCTGGTATGAACTTGCCAGACGGTACTGTTGTTTCCGCTGGTGGCGTGCAGTATGAAATTGATAGCACGGCAACTGCAATTAGTGATCTTGTTGGGGTTAAGCCGTTTGGTCGCTATATGATCGACCATTGGGGAGAGAATACAACCCCCGGCACGACTGATATGACCGCAGCGTTGCAGGCGGCGGTTGATTACGTAAAGGATAACACCGGCCTGATTTACGGGCGGGGAGAATACCGCATCACTGATACCATCGACCTATTTGAAGATCGTGGCACGTCGACGCAGCGGCAGTGGGGCATCGAAGGCGACTGGTCCGAGATCTTGGTTTTCATCAACGACATTCAGGACCATTCGAAGGCTCTGTTTGACGCTAAGGGCAACGGAACCCGGCGCTGGGTCCGCAAAGTCCTGCGCAACTTCAGCATCGACAGCAGCAGCGTCAACGGGACTGCCATGCCGTTCCGCCTTGGAGACATTAGCGGCTCTCTGGTCGAGAACATCAGGATGAACCGGGTTCCCAACACGGTCATTTCCGCAGATGGTATGGCTAACGACCGCTGGAAGAACGTCATTAGCTACGGCGGCGGATATCCGTTGATCTTCGCAGACACATCTATCGCTACCGTGTCCGGGACTGTCGGGACCAATACGCTTACCGTCGCGGGGTACACCGCCACAGCTGGGCTGATCGGTAAGATTGTCAACGTTGAGGGCGGGACGGTTCCCGGCCAATACACGGTTACGGCGGTTCCAGACCCCAGCACCCTAACAGTGACCCCGGCCCTTGAGGTCACGTATTCCGGCGCGGTGCCTATCTTTGTGCCACAGGTTAGCGGCACATCGGCGGGGTTCACGGCCACTGCGGATTGCGACTGCTTTGATGCGGAGATGATCGGCATCCCGCTTTGCATCCGGCTGGACAACAGCAATGACGTTTACCGAGGCGTCGTGACTGCTGTTCCTGCGGCTAACCAAGTGACGTTCGACACGGCTTTCCCGGTCACGTTCTCTGATGCGTATATCGCTAGCCCGGTGATCGACATGAACGGTTCGGTTACAGAGCAAAACGACATCATCTTGGAGAACCTTCATATCGAGGATTATTCTGGTGTCGGCATCTATGCTAAGGATATTACCAAGGGTCGCTTGCCTGACTTCAAGACCCATGGATACACCGGATCTGATGCGGATAGGCTGACAATTGCGTCTATGTGGCTGCAAGACTGCGAAATGGTTGCTTATGGTCTACTTGAATCAGACGCGCGTGGGCCTGAACGGATTTTCTTTTCTGACCAATCCGGCAGAACAGCGCGGTTCCCGGACTTGCAATGTGCCTTGAAAGCCAACGCTTCCATCTTCACGCTGAATAGCTTTAGCGGTAATGGTGCGGTGGTGGGTGGAGATATTGCAATCACCGGCACCGACCGTAAACGCTGGAATATCGTCAACGATGCCAATTCAGTTAGTCGGTTCGCCCTAATGGGCGTGGTCGAGGCGGCGGGGGAAGAGACAGAAGTAGTCGGATATATCCCTGAGAACACGCGGCTAGGAATAACTTCTGGTGTGCCTTTCTATGAGGATGGCAATTGGACGCCAAAAGTGGCAGATGCGAGTACTGGCGGCAATGAGGCTACAATCTCTGGTCAGCAGTTTGGTAGGTATGTCAGGATTGGCAATCAAGTCACGGTTTGGATGTCTGTTGCGAATATCGACAAAACAGGGTTAACTGGCGTTAACGATGTGTGGATTACAGGTCTTCCTTTTACGTCGACATCAAACGGCGCGGATTTCTTCTCGGGCGCGCTAGTTTCGGATGATTTGACATTCTCGGGTGATAGTCCTATCCCGTATCTGCAAAGCTCGGCAGGTGGGTTTAGACTGGCCGAGAATGTAAGCGCATCAAGCAAGGATTTCATCACTGTGAATGATCTGAACGCTACATCTACCAACCTTAGAGTGACATTGACATACGCAACATCTGAATAATGGCAAATCTAGACCGAACGCTTAGAGATATTGAAAAGAAGTACGGGCCGCGTGTTGCCCGTGCTTTCTCTGATGCCGTTCGTGATTTGCGGGACAGCGTTACGTTGCGGCGTGTAACTGATGCATTGGATGCGGGCGATATCGCTAGGGCGTTAGATGCATTGAATATTGATGAGGCTGCTTTTAGCGGATTGCGGCAGTCACTCATGGCGGCATTTGCGGAGACTGGCACGGCATTGGTGGCGGCTGTTAAGTTTGATCCGCCGGGTGAGACACGCGCCGTTGTAAGGTGGAACGTAGGCGATCCAGAAGCCGTTAGAGCGCTGAATGAGTGGCTTGGTACCAAGATCACACAGATCACTGAGGACACGCGACAAGCGGCCAGAACGGCGCTGTCTGAGGGCTTTGCTAAGGGTCAGGGGCCGAGGCAGATAGCGCTTGATGTCGTTGGGCGTATTGGACCTAATGGTCGTCGAACTGGCGGCGTGTTGGGGCTTAGCGGTCAGCAGGAACGCTGGGTCTCAAATATGCGTGAATACTTGCGGAATGGTGATCTGCAAGCTGTCTTGCGCATGTCTAAGCGGGATCGTCGCTTTGATCGCACTATCCTAAAAATGTTGCGCGAAGGTAAAACTCCAACTGAGGCGCAAATCCAAAAATGGACTGGGCGGTATGCAGATCGTCTATTGAAGCTTAGAGGCGATACGATCAGCCGCACAGAGACAGCCGCAGCGGTTGAGCAGGGCCGCTTTGATGGGTTTCGGCAGGGCATGGAGGCTAAGGGGTACCCGCCTCAGTATGCCGTCAAGGAATGGCGTCACGGCGGCGGTGGTATGCGTCCAAGGGTTCAGCACGTAGCGGAAAACGAAACTGAGGTTAGGGGGCTGGATACGCCATTTCGCATGCCAGACGGAACGCTGTTACAGTATCCGCATGATCCTAATGCGCCAGCTAAGCACGTCATTAACTGTACTTGCTCGTTGCTGATTAGGATGGATTGGGCAAGGATGAGGCGTGATGGGATCATTTAGCGATCAGGTATTGAAGTTCAACGCTGAGGCTAAGGAGAACTCATCTCTGATCCTGCGCACTGCCGTTGACAGCCTGCATAAAGAGATTGCGCGGCCAAAGTCTGTTGGCGGTAACTTGCCGTTTGATACGGGTAATCTTGGCAGGTCTATCGAGGTCAGCACGGTTGCTTTTCCAGATGTCGATCAGACGGAAATTGAGTACGGCGCGCAAGATGTATCATTCACTATCAACGGTGTGGAATTTGGCGATCCGGTTTACATCGGTGTCCGCGCTGTTTATGGGCCTCGTATGAACTATGGTTTCGTCGGTCAGGACAGTCTAGGCCGCAACTACAATCAATCTGGTAACTATTTTGTTGAGCGAGGGGGGCAAATGTGGCCATCACTAGTCAAGGAAGCAGAGGCGCAATATGGCGAGTAACGATGCAGAAATTTGGGCTGCTGTTAGGGATTATTTCAACGACTATCCTAGCTTGCCTAGTGATGTGGTTTATCCGGGCGACACTTTCAATGACGTTGACCCTCTAGCACCGTACATCATCATTGATGACTTGCGATATGATCCAGCGCGTATTTATTGGCAAGGACCAAACTGGCGCACTGGCTCTTTGATGATTATGGTTATGGTCCCGTTACAGTGGACATATACGCAGAGAATTGAATACGCAGGCAAGATCACTGACTATTTCGCAGAGGATAGCGTGATGCAGTTTGGTGATGTGACGTTGCGTGTAGCACAACAGCCCACCTTGTCACAGGCGGGCTATCGTGATGGTTCGCATTATCGGTTGCCGGTGCGTGTGGATTGGGAGGGCTTTGTTGGTTAATTGATACACCACAAAGCTATATCAACGCCAAAACCGATTGCCAGTCCTCCGATAAGGCCGACAAGCACGCCAAGCCAAAGGGCGATTGCTAGGTTTAGGTCAGTCATGCTTCAAGCCTTTCCTTGATCTTATTGCAATGCGTATGTGTCCCTTCACACACGAAATTCTTAAACTCGTGATCTTTGCCATACCACGTATCGCTGCGAGTAACGATTGACCACAATTCGCATGGCGCGTGTCGTCCTTTTCGTATCTCATATCTTACATGGTGATTCTTCACGCCAATAACTCCTTCATCCATACGTGATTTGCAACGTCTACGTCACTCAGGGTATGATGTCAACAACTTTTAACAACATGGGTGCAACATGGCAAACACACCGAATTTCAAGGGCGGCAAGGTTTCGATTTGCGCCACTGCTCAAGACGATGATCTGAACCAAGCTGGTTTTGAAGCTCTGACATTTGTCGAGGCTGGAAAGGTGATCGAGCACGCTAATATCGCAATCTCCACCGGGGACAGCGCGCAAAACTACTGGGGCCATGGTGTTACGCAGCACCAAAAAGGCCACGTTGATGTGGGCGGCGCTAGTGTGATGTTTGGCTATGATCCTGATGATACTGGGCATGATGCGTTTGACACTGCTGCCGCAAGCCGTAGCAGCTTTGCGGTCAAGATTGAGCTTGATGATAACCCGAACGGCGTAACGAATACTATCGTCTACACTCGCGGTTATATCACTTACCCGGAATATCAGTTTGGCGAAGGTGAGGCGTTCTTCAACAAAACGTTCAACACCATGTACAATCAGCTTCCGATTGTCGTAAAGCCGACTGACGTTTAATCCAAGCATAAGGGGGAATTTCACATGGCGATTGCAGATCGTTTCTATCGCAATGGGCGCAATCAGGAATTTGAGTTTGAGCTTTTGGACTTGGACGGGGAGCCTTCCGGTCTGAAAGTTTGGCTCATGGATATGGAGTGCGACGCGGCGGTCGAGGTTGACAATCAGTACAACGCGAAAACCACTGACGTAAACCTGCGCTATATCAAGGTTGATGGCGACAACGTGACTAGCGATGTGCCCGAAGGTAAGCGCGGTGAGCTTTGGCAGGATCGCGCGCATGACAAGTATGTTGCGTGCATTAGCCGTTGGGACTTTAATGGTGAGGGGTTGTTCTCTGATGATGAGCCTGACCCTGAGTGCAATTATGAGAACAAGTCTAAGTTTTTGCGCATTCCAAATGTGGGCCAGCAGGTAGTCAAGAGGATTGACGAGATCTCGGGTTTTACCAAGCCCTCCAAGAAGGGCTAACTTCCCACATTGAAAGCCATGTGTTCTGGGACGTGCCGGGATGGGATGGCGAGACTAGGCGATCTGTTGTTGGTATTGCTGGCGCACCAACTCCGCACGTGGAGCCGCCAGAACACGGCAAATACCTCACTGGGTACTTCTGGGGTATACGTGGGTTCCTAAGCAGTCATGATGAGGTCGTTAGGCCATCGCTTGTGCGTGAATGGTCTGAGTGGTCCGGTGTTTCGCTGTCGCGTCGCGAAGAAGGTATAATCTACGCGATGGATCGCGCATTTCGCAAGGCTATGCCTGACGCAATCAAGTTCCATGATGCACGGCGCGAACATAAGCGCAAGATGGAAGGCAAGTAATGGCTGTTGCACGTCTAGGTTATGAGATTGATAGTTCTGGGGCGGTCGTTGCTGAGCAGAACCTAGATGATATGGCGGCGGCTGCTAAGCGGGCTGAGGTTGGGTCTAAGCGGCTAACAGGTGGTGCTGGTGCAGCGGGTAAGGCTATTAGCGGTGTTACATTTAACGCGCGTATGCTTGTGCCGCAGCTTTCGCAGATTGGTCAGCAATTCACGGCAACGGGACAATTGGGTCAGGCTATTGCTGTGCAGGCTGCTGATATTGGTTTGGCGTTTGGCGTTGTTGGTACTGTTATCGGTACTGTTGCTGGTGTTGCGTTGCCTAGCTTGATTGATGCTCTCTATGATGGGGAAAGCCAAGCTGACAAATTCGAGGCGCGACTAGATAGCCTAAGCGGAATGATGGAGGGTCTTAATAGCAGCAGCGATATGCTAGAATGGTCGATGGATGAGCTGACAGAAAAGTTTGGACATCAGGCAGAGGTTGTTAGGGGTCTTATTGTAAATCTAGCTCAGTATCGTGTTTCTATTGCTCAGAATGATCTTAGAGAATTTGGGGACATGGCTAGAATTGCCACAGAACAATTCTCAGGTCTATCAAGGTCTGCGGCATTAGTTGCGCAAGAGATTGAGTACCTGAACCAGCAAGATACTGCATTCTCAAGATCGCGCATTGCGGATCTTACCAAGCAGATAGCAAATGAAGCTGCTGAGATGGGTGAGCAATTCGGAATTACTGCCGATGAGGCGATTTTGCTTTCCGATGCTTTCGCTCAATTGGGCGCTGCCGGGACGACTGAGCAAGTAAACCAAGAGCTTATTGACTTAAATGAGTTGATGAAAGAACTTGGCATCAGTACGGAAATGATACCTGATGAATTGGAGCAAGCAATTGCAAAGATGTCAGAATTAGGCATTTTGTCTGCTGAACTTGCAGAGACCATGCGTCAGGTCGCCATTAACTCTAGCTTTGCGCCGGGTCTTAACCCGAACATGCCTGTTTCATCATTGCTGCCTCCTCGCCAACGTGATCGCGGCGGTCGTGGAGGTGGTGGATCCCGTGTTGATGAGTTTGCGCGAGACCTTGAACGTCTGCGCGAAAGCTTACGAACAGAACGTGAAGTGGTTGACGAATGGTACGCGCAACAGCAGGAAATCCTTGCTAACCGTCGCGCTATGGAAATCCTTGGTATTGAGGGGCATAATCAGGCCAAGTTGCGGCTTGAGGAGGAGTATCTTGACAGGCTGCGCGGTATCAATCAGGGGTACCAAGGTTCTGCTCTCGATCAAGCGCAAACATTCTTCGGTGACATGGCTTCTGCTTTGCAAGGTGGTAATGACAAGATGATTGCGGCGGCGCAAACGTTTGCGTCTATTGAGGCTCTTATCAATGCATACAGAGCCTACAACCAAGTGATCGCCGACCCGACGTTACCTTGGTTCGCTAAGATACCTGCTGCCGCTGGTGTTCTTGCTGCTGGCCTTAGGACTGTTTCGTCTATTAAGTCGCTGGGTGGAGGATCGTCAGGCACATCAGCAACGGCAGGAGTAACGGCCTCAACACCGACATCCGCACCACAGCAAACACGCGCCATCATCAGCCTGCAAGGGGGCCGTAGCCGGTTCACTGTTGAAGAGATTAACGACATTACACGCCAATTGCAGGAGCAATCCGATGATGGCGTAATTATTGAGGGGTTCACGCGCGCATGATCTATATTGAAAGCGGTGCTGCAAATACTGATGTGCCTGTTGTGTTGTATGACAATATTCTTCTGGACGGTACATTGACTGGAATCGAGGCGACTGGGTTCCCTAAGGAAAACGCAGTCACAGGATCTACATGGGATTATTGGCAAGCGCCTGACGCGACAACTAGGAGCATTGGCGTTGATCTGTCATCGCAGACTTTTGCAAACTGCTTGTTCGTTGATGCGCATGACATTGCTACAGTAGGTGCCGACATCAAAGTGCAATACAGTACTGATGGTGGATCTGTATGGCAAGACGCGTCTGATTGGTACACGCCGACAGACAATACACCTATCATGATCTTGTTTAGCGGAGTTTCTGGTAACTCTTGGAGGATGCAGACTAGAAATGGCCCTCCTAAGATCGGCGTCATCATGCTAGGTGACAAGCTTCCGTTCGAATACGGAATGGAGGACATGGTGTCTTTCCGTCACGGCGAGCGAACTGAGGTTATGGGCGGCAACTCTATCGGCGGTCAATTTCTAGGCCAGAAGATCAGACGAAAAGGTGGCAACACTAGCTTTAGCTTCCCGTGGCTAACTGCTGATTGGGTCAACAACGACATGGCTATGTTTGAGGCGCACTATAACGAAGGTAAGCCTTTCGGAATGGCGCTGCGCCCGTCATACGATGCTGACGAATTGGCATATTGCTGGCGTCCTGATGGTGGTGGTGAGTTGAGGCCGCAATACCAGATGAAAGGCGTTTCGTTTTCCATGAATATGCAGGTTGATTACTATGTCTCGTGAACCGATTGTTTGGGTTGAAATTGACGTAGATCAATGCACGCTGACGTATGGCAATTCGCCGTGTACTGCTGTTCTAGGAACTACTGGTGAGCGCAAATGCTTCAACACGTTCAAGACATGCCAAGACGTTGACAACTATGCTCTTGGCAGCCTAACTTATAAGTTCTACATGCCGCAATCCAATCTGCCAAAGGAGGCGGGTGTATTTCCGTGCTTGCAATCGGTCAGTGAGAGCGTAGGCGAGGTCAATATCGCTGGCACCAATCCAGACGTCAAGGGGCTTGGTAAGAGAGAGCGGATCACGTTCACATGCAAAGACTTCCCATATGGGGATCAGTACACCGACAAATACGCATCAGAGCGCGTTTCAGGGGCGGCTCAGTCTAGCGGCATTGGCTATAACCCTGCAGACAGAGGTACGTTCTTTGGGAAGCTGAGGGCGCGATGGCCCTATTACGCTGGGCGTGCTTGCCGGGTGAATGAGGCATACTATGACGATGGTGTTTTAACTGAGGTTATTACACGTCACTATGTCCTGACCGATATGGAAATTGACATCCAGTCTGAACAATGCACGTTTGAAGCCAAGGACATTCTAAGCGTTGCAGATGACGATAATGCCGTTTGCCCTGCCGTGAATAATGGTGAACTTGCTGCTGGGATCGGAACCGGACTTGATGCTTTTGACTTGACGCCTGCCGGTATTGGTAATGAGGAATACGAAACCAGCGGTCGTATCATCATCGGTTCTGAAATTATGTCATTCACGAGATCCGGTGATACAATCACACCTGTTGCGCGCGGCCTGAATAACACGGAAGTAGCGTCGCATTCCGCTGGGGATAGCGTACAGCAGACATTCTATGTTGAGCGACGCCGCATCGAAAAGGTGATACGTGACATTCTGCGTGATTACGGCAATGTGCCTAGCGCGTTCATTCCGTTTGCTGACTGGACTGCGGAGGCTGACAGATGGGCAGGATCGCTTGACCTTACAGCAGAGATCACAAAACCTACTGGGGTCAACAAGCTAATCAGCGAGATCGTGCAGCTTGGCGTTTCGGTTTGGTGGAACAGGCAGGCGCAGGAAGTCGGGTTCAAGGTTAACCGTCCGCCTGACGAAGATACTGTGTATGAGTTTAGCGACCACGCTAATATCAGGTCAATTGATATTGATGACCGTGATGATAAGCGGCTGACGGATATTTACTTCTACACCGACATCAAGTCACCGACGCAATCTGTCACTGATGGTGATAGCTATAACCGTGTCCGCGCATTGGTAGACGTTGATGCAAGAAGTGATAATGAGTTCGGTGACAGCAAAATTAGGCAGATCTATATGCGTTGGTTAGGGGCCGGAAACGAAAGCCTAATCCGTATTGTTGGTAAGCGCCTATTGAACCGTTTTAGGTGGTCTCCTGCGTTCTACACGTTCCGAGTTACGTATGATCCCAACTTGGAATTGACGGACGTTATTCGTGTGAATTCGCGTATTCACCAAGACGAAACAGGAGAAAACCAAACCAAGCTAATGCAGGCTGTGTCAATCAAGTACGACAAGCCTAAGCATGAAATGGTGGTAACGGCTCAAACGTATCAGTTTGATCAGAAGTATGCGCTAATTGCACCTAACTCAACACCTGTTTACACTAGTGCAACCGATGCTGAGAAAGCGAAATACGCGTTCTTTGCTGATGATGTAACTGGCAAACTATCTGATGGGTCTGATCCGTATGTGTTCTCTTGAGGTGAAATAATGGCAACATATGTAACGCCAGTAGCCAGCCAGACAGACCCAGACGCGCCACTAACATCTGATCTTGCCAAGCGGTGGGACAATAACCTAGTTGCGTTTTATGAGCTGGACGCCACCGCTCCTAAAATGAAAGTGAGCGTTGAAGCTGATAGTGCTGGGTCTATTGTTGACCCTACTGTTATTGATGGGCTTGGCAACTTCAATGGTGTGATCCTAGAAGGATTTATCGGCAGCGTAGGCTCTGGCGGAGCCTGCGATATTCAGGTTGCGCTGTCTGATGATGGCGTAACGTATGCTGCCGCGACAACTATTATCAGCATTGGCGTGTCTGGCGTATTTAACGGCACCTTTAAGACGTATATCAACCTAGCGGACGGTGTAATGCGTGGCGCGTGGCAGGGTTCTACCACGGACCCGAAGGCTGGTTCTATCGCCGCTACGTTGGTAGGTGGCGGTGCTAGTGTGTCGCATGTGAGGGTGACGGCTTCAAGCGCAACACATGACGTTTACACCATTGGGCAGCGCGTCGGTGAAATCATATGATTTTTGCGCCTGACGATTTTCGTGATGCGCCATACACGGCTGGCCTTAACCAGATGGGTCATGTGGTGTTTGGCGCGGCTCTATGTGTGGCTTTCGGATGGGTGATCGCCGCACTACTGTTTGTTGCGTGGGAGATGATACAGCTAAAATACGGAGGCGCACGTAAGCACGACTATTATCAAGACTGCATGTTCTGGGCTGCTGGTGTGTATCTAGCAGGCTCAGAGTGGTTGCCGGTTGTCGCGGTGTTGATGGGTGGCGCATGGATGGGGGTCACATGGCTACTGAGAAAGTAAGTCACGAATGGGTTTATCACAATAGCATTGACAGGTACCGACCTGTCTTTATGGCCATGCAGTTTTCGCTGTTCTTCATCGGAGTGCTGTTCTGGATTGACGCTATGACGGATGGGGATGGATTTAGAGAGGAAACGTGGGGATGGTTGGCGTATTCGTTTCCTGCTGTTGGATGGGCTTTCCTGAATATGGCAACATCCGCGATTACCATGATGGGGCTTATGCGTCCTGTTAGAAACTGGATGATTGTTTTCGGGTCATCTAGTCACATTGCACAGTTTCTAGTGCTGTCTTATTCTGCTACCATGTGCGGTGGGGTGTTTGTGATCGGGCTTTATGCTAGCGTTTTCTTCTTGCCTCTTAACTTGTGGATGCTCCTAGAGGCATTAAGGCGTGACTGAATTATTGCTTGAAAAGATAATGGCTACTTACGGGGTTCCTGTTGGGTTCGCCGTTTTTATGCTATACCAGATATGGAAATCGCCTAGCCGTGAAGATCCGACCAAGAAAATACTAGAGCGCCTTGACGATATCAAGGAAACTCAGATTGACCACGGGAATAGGTTGACGCGCGTTGAAACTATTGTGGAGGAGCGAAAGTAATGGCTGCATGGAATTGGGAAGATTGCCTAGCGCATACAAAGATTAGCGAAGGCGGATACGTCAATGATCCAGTTGATCCTGGTGGCGAGACGAAATACGGGATTAGTAAGAGATCATATCCGCATTTGGATATCAAGGCTCTGACGTGGAAGCAAGCCGCTGACATATACCGGCGCGACTACTGGGACGCTGTAAGCGGAGATGATCTGCCGTCTGGGCTGGATCTGGTGGCGTTTGATGCTGCTGTGAACAGTGGTGTATCGCGCGGTGCTAAGTGGCTGCAACGTGCCTTGGGTGTAAAGCAAGACGGACGTATTGGACCACAGACGATCAAGGCGGCGTTGGAATGTGACGACGTGGAGGTCATTACGAAAGCGTGCGGATATCGGTTGGAGTTTATGCGTGGGCTAAAAACGTGGTATCGATACAAGAACGGATGGACTGCGCGTGTAAACGGGGTTCAGTCGGAGGCAATCCGCATGACTAAGGCTGATTTCAGCGAACCAAAGAAACGCGGGTTTGATCTGATTGGATGGCTGGTGAAGTTGATTGTGGGGATGTTTAAGAGATGAGAGAACTGAACCGACTGCTGCGGCACGTATTCGCTCCATTGGTTGCTTGGCTTGTTGCTGCTGGGTATCTGCCTGAGTACATGCAATCAGACGTTACTGAGGCGCTAGTGCTAGTAACTGCGTTTGCTATCCCATACGGCATTAGCTGGTGGCGTGATGCTATCCGGGGTTCTTAATTGGTTCCTTGGCGGTGGATTATCTGGCATCGCACGCGAATTGCGCGGCGCGTATCGAGATCGTCTAAACGCCACCAACGACGCTGATAGGATCGCAGCAGATGAGCGCATCGCTATAGCTGAGGCTCGTGTGGAGGCTATGCGTGTTGGCGGATTGGCTAGTGTGGTTCGGGCTGCGTGGGCGTTGCCGTTTGTGGTATACAACGCCAAGCTAGTGATGTGGGACAAAGTGCTAGGATTGGGCACCACTGATCCTCTGTCTGCTGAATTGTACTATGTGCAGATGGTTGTGATTGGGTTTTATTTTTTGACTAGCACTGTTGACAGGCTGCGGCGTTGATGCTATCTAACCATCACTGAAACCAAATAGGAGGAACGATCATGGGTATCTTTGCAGTAGTGTGGTTTATCGCTGTGCTTGATAACTCCCTGCGCGCAGCAGGTATGTAAGAATATGGGGCGCTGCTTTGGTGGCGCTCCTAAATAGCGGGGCGTAAGTAGCACAGCGGCTGCGCGGATTGATTTGATCACCAGTCTGTAAAGTTTGCCAAGTTCGGTCTGCAATGTCCGACCCCGCGCCAATAACCGCTCTTTTGTGGTGTGTGTCGTCACTGACCGACGAACTGGTTACATGTGACTTGCAAGCGGCACGCACCTCATGAGCGCGGTAAAGCGGTGTAAGTCTGTAGCGTGCTAAACGCATCCGTCTGCATCGCGCTCAAGTAACACCCCTCGTTTGCGTTCTGGTGGGTGTATAAAGATCAGAACAGATACGCGTAACTAAACCCGGCAACTTGCGCTGGGTCTTTTTTTGCCATATCGTCACAGCATGGGGTTTTGGCGGCGTTGTGTCCCCCTTTGCTGGGTTTGGTCCCTCCTCCTGCCATTCTCAGCGCCTTAAGACAACGCCGCTTTATCAGGAGGCTTGACATGATGGTGGGCCTGTGGTTATCTGATCTTAGCCGACTAACTTGCCACTACATCACAGGCGATAATGAAAGCTGGTGCAGCAAGGCTTGGCGGCTATATCATAGGCATTGGTTCTGGCGCGCATGGGTGTGTGTTTTCGGATTTAGCCATTGTCACAAATCTTATGAGTATCATTCCCAAAGGAGGGATAGAAATGTTTAAGTATGTAATTGCTGCAATGATTGCTGCAACGCCTGCACTAGCTCAGACAGGACCGAACTGCGCATCCACCAAAGATGTGTACGAAATCCTAGACCAGCGTTTTGGCGAAAGTCGAACATTCGTCGGCGTTGCTCAGAATGGACTGATTGAAATTTTCTCAAATCATACGACCAACACATGGACGATGATCGCAACAACGCCTAATGGCGTATCTTGTATTATCGCTGAGGGTAAGGGGTTTGAAACAATTCCATACGGCGACCCCGCCTAATTTGCACACATCACAATCACAAGCTAAACCTCTTAGTGTAACGCTAGGAGGTTTTTTTATGACCGACACTAAACAAGAACAGATTGAAGCAGCTAGGCTAAAGGCAGAAGGTCTAACGCGGGCGCAGATTGCTGATCGCATGGGGCTGAGCGCTAGGCAGGTAAAGTCACGTCTGGCGGCTGCGGCAAGGTGGGATCGCTTGCCTAGCAATGTTCAAGAGCGATTGGCATCAAGGGGGTATGATGATATCCGTGGCCTAAAGGACGGATGGATTATTGATCGGCGCGAGGACGGCACAGGGGAGAGCCTGCGGTTCGTTTTGGGTGACGATGAGTTGCCGATTGAAAGCGCCATTGACGATGCGTGTGACCGCTTGGTGGAAAGATCTCCTGTTGTTGCCTTGCCTAAATATCTAGGTGGCGAAAACCTCATGGTGATTAGTCCAGCCGATATCCACATGGGAAAGTTGGCAGAGGCGCTTGAAACTGGCGATGCATACGATATGGAGATAGCAGAGCGGCGCACCAAGGAAGGCGTAAAGGGTCTTCTTGAGATCGGCCAGAAGTGGGGCCTAGAGGCCATCACAATCAACACGGGCAACGATAGCCTGCACGTTGACAACAACAGAGGCACCACCACCAGCGGAACGCCGCAGTCAACGACTGGATCTATTTTCAGCATGTTTGACGCCATGTTTGATACGTGGGTTTGGGTAATCGAGACCGCGGCTGAGTACGCCCCTGTTCATGTAGTGTTTGACCCATCTAATCACCCTTGGGTTACGGACTGGATGCTCAATCGTGCTGTAATGGCTTGGTTCAAGAATGATGAGCGCGTAACCTTTGACGTTGATATGAATGACCGTCGCCACCGTAAATATCAAGTCTATGGGTGCAACCTAATTGGATACTCTCATGGGGATGGCGCGAAAGAGAAAGACCTACCAAACCTAATGCAGTATGAATGCCGTGAGTGGTGGGGCAAGACACAACGAGGGTACTGGATTATTAAGCACAAGCACCACAAGGACGCCAAGACTGTTGGTTTAAGTGGTTATCAGCAGGAAAAGGATCACCCCGGCGTGACCGTTATTAAGTCTGGTGATACTGATCTATCCAAGAATGTGTCTGTTGAGATTGTTAGATCGCCAAGCGGGACAGACGGTTGGCATGATCGTAATGGATATGTTGGAGCAATTAAGGCCGTCGAGGCGTTTATCTTCAACAGTGAGCGTGGGCAGGTTGCGCGCTTCACCTATCCGTTTTATTGATTTGGAAAAGGAGGGCATGAATATGCGCGGTGAATTTGGAGACGTATCGTATAGCGTGGATGATGGATACCTAATCCTGCACACAGACGCTGGTGACGTGATGATTGGGCCAGAAGAATTGGAAGAATTGGCAGAGGTGATTAAGGAGGTGTTGGAGGATGAGTGACTGCTGCGGTTATGACAGGGAAGAGATTGAGGAAGCACTTGGGGTGCAGGTAGGGGGCGACCACTACAAGACAAAAGCAATACAGCCGGTGCAATACTGCATGGCTAATAACATCGGGTTTATGGAAGGTTCCGTTATTAAATACGTGACCAGATGGCGCGATAAGGGTGGCGTAGAAGATCTAAAGAAGGCGCGGCATTTCTTGGATATGCTGATCGAGGCGCAGTGACCAACGCCCGACGCCGCCGCCTACTATGCCTAGCAAAATCCCCTAACGCTTGGCATAAACGATGGTATTCGCAATATTGCATCCTGATCGGTGAAGGGCTTGTAGGTTGGTCAATGGGCACGGCTTATCTCACAGACGCAGGTCGTGAATGGTTGCGCCGGAATGAGGGAGAGTGAAGGCTATTGTTGCCTTCACTCTTATCATGTGCGATTTTTACCATGGTCGCATGCAAATCCGGCCTCACTCCGGGCCTTCGCGACAGCAACAGCCGCTGCCGTCGGGCAGTTATAATAACCTAACTCATGGTATCGGTTATTTTTTCTGTACCCGGCCCTCCACTTTCCGCTTCTTTTATCAAAGCTGACACCAGTAAAGCCGCTAGTATTTGTACTGTACATACCTCTATTTCTGCAATTTGTCGAGTGATCAACAGACCTTAGATTTTCAATCCTATTGTCGTCTCGGATTCCATTAATATGGTCAATAAAACCATCGGGCCATTCACCATAGTGCAGGCACCACGCTACACGATGCGCTTTAAAGTGACTTCCTTTAATTTGACCTACCAAATATCCAGCACTGTTTTTGCGATTAAACGCGGCACGACCAGCATATTGCCCGTTGAACCAAGAATTTCCATCGCGAGGTAGCCAAGTAAGCTCCCCGCTGTTTTTATTGTAAGAAAGAATATCTGACACCATTTCTGGTGGGAAACTCCCCTCTTTCTTTGTCATATCATATCTCCTTTTCCTACCCCAACACTACACACCCCAATCCACCCCGTCAACAAAAAAAATGAGGGCCATAACAGCCCTCACTTTTGCCGATGTTGATTGCCGATGTTCACACCCGCATTGGCATCAATGCGCCCACAAACTCCGGGCATTCATCAAACCGCACCAACGCCACATCCATAGGGCCACTCAAACCCAAGCTAACCATGCCGCCCTCTGCCTGTGCCATAAAGTCCGCAGTGAACGCCGAGTTAAACCCAATGTCCAAAGGTTCGCCATCGTACTCAACGGACACAGCGCTAACGGCCTCCCCCACATCGCCGCGACCACTAAGCGAACACTCATCGCCCGACACAGACAATTTAACAGCTTTTGACCGGGCATCAGCAACCGCTGCAACGCTACCAGAAGCAGCGCTAAACTCCTTAGCGTCAACCTTCATTGTGGCTTTAATGGATGACGGAAAGACACGCGCGTAATCCGGGAACGTACCGTCCACCACCTTGGAAGTGATAGAGAATCCATCTCCAGTGACGCGCAACTTGGTCTCACTTGTTTCAAGCTTAACATCGCCATTAACGTGGTCCAGCATCTTAGCCAAGCGGTCAACGGTTTTGCGCGGGATGATAACGCCAGCCACCGTCACGTCGCCAGCGTAGGTCATCTTTGCAATACGCGCACCATCCGTTGCAACAGCGATAAGGTCGCCAACCTCATCATTGTGCATATAGACGCCGTTCAGATAGTAGCGTGTTTCCTCAGTAGACATTGCAAACTTGGTTTTGTTCAGCAGGTGCAGGAAGTCCGCCGCGTCGATCTGTGCCGTGTGGGTGTACTCATCATTACCAAGCTTCGGGAAGTCATCAGCAGGAAGTGTTTGCAGGTTGAACTTGGACCGCCCCGCCTTAATGCTGAGAACAGATCCGTCATATTCCAACGCCACCATAGCTGACTTTGGTATCCGTTTGACGATAGCCTCAAACGGCTTGGCCGGAACAGTGCATTCACCTGGTTCGCCCACATCAATATCCGCGATAGTCACCGCTTCAATGTCAAGATCTGTCGCCATTGCCGATACGGTATTGTCCGCGTTTGCAGTCAGCTTGATATGACCCAAGATCTGGATTGTGTTTTTCGCCTCAACAACGCTTGTGGGGCTGTTGATTAGGTTGGCGAGTTGGGGTTGTTCTAGGGTAAGTTTCATTGTTGGGCCTCCAGTTTCATCTTCATAATCTTTGACTTGCGGCGATCAAGTATTGGACCATACTGGTTAACGCCAAAACCCTCACTGAACCACTCACGCATAGCGCGCCCATACGCATCACACCATGCAAAGCAGTAATTCATGGTCAATACGTCCTCAGTCTTTTTAGGCTCACACCCAACCACTGCGATATATTCGCGTTCTCTTGCTGTCCATTTTCGTGTCATGATTAGACCTCCAGATCAGCACGCCACTGGTGCCATTTAGTGAAGTTCCGACAACCCGGCCCATTATCAGGATCAGGCCGCGCGATTTGTTCAAACGGGCTAGCATGTAACGGATCGCCTGTCAACTTATCAAATACCCGCAACGCACGTTCAGCCGTCATAGGCTTGCCGTCAACTGTTTTGTAGCTGGTGGATGCGCAACATGCAGATGAAACACGCTTGTCACCATTGCGGCCAACATACGGGGTGTGCCATTCATTGTCAGACAAGTGATCAGGTTCACTCCCCGCCATAGCCTCCCGCATAGCCCGTGCAAGCGCCTGAATTTCAGGCTGTGCGTCTGGATGATCTCGCAAGGCAAAGAAGTTATCCCATTCCGTAGCTGTCACAAGCACGTTGATATGCTGGAACGGTTCAAGGATGCGGTTGACGATTTGTTTGTGGTAGCCTGCTGCGGCAAGCAGTTGTGCGTTATAAACAGCCTCATCTCGTGCCGCCATCCATGCGTATTCACCTCGTGGCAATTCTTCACCCGCCTGCATACCCTTCTGCTCAGCACCCCAATGCACAGGCATAGCAGGATCGTCAATAACATCTTGGATCATGCGTTCAACAGGGATGGCGCGGCTACTACTAGCATTGCGACTAAAAACCCTATGCGTCATGAACTCTGAGTGAATAAAACGTGGGTATCGTAGCTGCATCGTTGTGATGCGTGGGCATCCGTCTGCAATGCTGTCTGCTATCACCTTTGCTGTTATTGTCATCGATACGTATCTCCCTCCTCGATATATCCCATTTCTTTCAACTTCTGCCGCTCCTCAGACGCGCGCCATGCATACTTCACGAGCCTCCTCCAGCGCCTCATTCCGGGCCGCTGCGAGGATGCTGTCTGCACCGGGTTCAATGTTGGTCCACAGCTCGGGACATAGCATGTGATCAACCTCGTATGCTTCCCAGCCAAATCCACAGCGTTCCGCTTTGCCTGCGGTCCACCACATGACAAGGTACGCCTCCCGGTCGTCGCATCCACCTGAATACGTCAGGATCGGCGTCCCATCCTTTGGCGCCGTCTCGATAGGTTGCCACACCGGCACCGCGCCCTTGATCAGTTCAAGGATGGCGTCGGCTGCTTCCTTAGGGTGATGGTTGCGGCGTTTGCGGATAGTATCCTCAATCTGTTCTCTAAGTTCCATCAAAATACTACCTCATCATCCTTAAACATCGCCACACTGTTAGGCACAATGCGGCCTTGATCACCATAAACCCATAGCGCCTCTTGTGTCGTAAGTAAACCCGCCGCGTGTAGGTCTGCGCTTAGTTGTGGGGTCATCATTCTTCCCTCCAAAATAAAAGACGCCCCATCATTACAACGGGACGCCTAGCGGTGTCAAGCTGTTATTTGCGGGTCAAGTCAGATCAACAATCTCACAAATTCCACCAGTACATGCCATTGTTTGACTGCCTTTTGTCGTATCCTCGCGCTCATACTCTGCAAGCCCGGTCCAGTCAATCGCATCAGGCATAATGGCAAGCATAGCCTCATACTCTTCACGCGTGCAGTCCTGATATGGTGCCTGCTGATAGGTGTGATCTGAGTAAGGCAAGAAGCTAATACCGCTCACCTCATCAAAGTGCTTGTACACCCACGCGCCAACTTCAAGCCATTCATCATCACGAACAGATACAGTCACAGATGGCTTATGCTCACACCAGTGGCGCTGATACGTTAGCCAAAACTCTAGCTGTTCTAGCGCCGTCATATCGTTGCGAGTTACCGCGCCATCTGGCGACTTCATGGGGAAGCTGAAAACAGTTGTGGTGTCAGGCTTCATTACGTCAGGCTCATTAGGAATGCCCTGCGCCTTCATGAATTCCGTCAACGGGTCTTTGTTGTCTCCACG